TCAAAATGGAGTTGATGGACATTCTCAAAGGGGATTACATCAACCCGCACGTATCGATTTGGTGGTATAAGCTCGATTCAATTGACGAAGTTTCAGATCCGGCGATGTGGGTAAAAGCGCAGCCTAACATTGGTAAGACTGTTAGCTATGAGACGTATCAATTGGATGTGGAGCGTGCCGAAAAAGCACCGGCTGCGCGAAATGATATTCTTGCAAAAAGGTTCGGTCTGCCGATGGAAGGTTATACTTATTACTTTACCTATGAGGAGACACTTCCACACCGCAAGCGTTCGTATTGGCAGATGGCATGTTCTCTTGGCGCAGACCTTTCTCAGGGCGATGACTTCTGTGCCTTTACCTTCCTTTTCCCTTTATCCAATGGTGCTTTTGGAATAAAGACAAGGAACTATATCACCTCGTCTACTCTAATGAAACTCCCGGCGGCAATGCGAATCAAGTATGATCAGTTCATGCAAGAAGGCAGTTTGATTGTCCTTGAGGGAACAGTCTTGGACATGATGCAGGTCTACGATGATCTGGACAACTATATCACGGATTGTGGATACGACGTGCGTTGCTTTGGATACGATCCTTACAATGCAAGGGAGTTTGTTGACAGGTGGGCATCAGAGAACGGCCCCTTTGGAATTGAAAAAGTAATCCAAGGTGCAAAAACGGAATCCGTTCCTTTGGGAGAGCTGAAAAAGCTTTCTGAGGAGCGGATGCTTTTGTTTGACGAGGATTTGATGACTTTTGCAATGGGGAACTGCATTACGTTGGAAGACACAAATGGAAACAGGAAACTTTTAAAGAAGCGATATGAGCAGAAAATCGACGCTGTTGCAGCTATGATGGATGCCTATATTGCCTATAAAGCCAACAAAGATGCTTTTGAATAATCGCATTCGTTGGTTAGTTTAAACTAACTGTTTAAAAGGCGGTGAACATTCAAAATGGACATGTCTATGGGTTCCAGGTTTAAACGAGCCTGGAACACTTTTTTTAACAGAGACCCTACGCACTCTTACAACGATACCGGACCCGGATACTTCTACCGTCCGGACCGTACTCGTTTCAGCCGGGGTAATGAGCGTTCAATTGTTACTTCTGTTTACAATCGAATTAGCCTAGACGGTGCTGCTATTTCTATTCAACATGTTCGACTGGATGAAAACGAGCGATATGTTTCAAACGTTTCATCCAAGCTGAACAACTGCTTGACACTGGAAGCAAACCTCGACCAAACGGCACGAGCTTTTCGACAAGACGTAATCATGTCGATGCTCGACGAGGGCTGTATCGCTATTGTTCCGGTAGAAACGACCGATAATCCGGAAGAAACCGGAGGCTATGACATCCTGTCTATGCGTGTCGGTAAAATTCTTGAATGGTATCCACAGCATGTCAAAGTTCGTGTGTACAACGAATGGACAGGGGAGAAGCAAGACATTACGGTTCCGAAAAGCACGGTTGCAATTGTAGAAAACCCTTTGTACGCCGTTATCAATGAGCCCAATTCTACAATGCAGCGGCTTATTCGGAAACTTAATTTGTTGGATGTCGTTGATGAACAGAGCAGCTCTGGTAAGTTAGACCTTATCATTCAACTGCCATACGTCATCAAGACTGAAGCAAGGCGTCAACAAGCTGAAAACAGGCGTAAAGATATCGAAAATCAGTTGTCGGGTTCAAAGTATGGAATCGCTTATACCGATGGCACGGAGCGCATTACACAGTTGAATCGTTCAGTGGAAAACAACCTGATGAAGCAGATTGAATTTCTAACGAGCATGCTATACAGCCAGTTGGGAATCACTCAAAGCATTATGGATGGGACTGCTGACGAGAAAACAATGCTGAACTATAACAACAGAACGATAGAGCCTATCGTTTCAGCGATTGTTGATGAAATGAAACGAAAGTTTCTTACAAAGACAGCTCGGTCTCAATCTCAGTCGATCATGTTCTTTACAGATCCGTTCCGTCTGGTGCCAGTTGACAATATTGCAGAAATTGCAGACAAATTCACTCGGAACGAAATCATGACATCGAATGAGTTCAGACAAATCATTGGTATGAAACCGTCTGACGATCCGAGAGCTGACGAACTTAGAAATAAGAATCTCAGCGAACCTGGCGGCGAGAAGACTGAGCAAATAAAAAGCCAGGAGGAAAATCAAAATGGAGAAATATGATTTTAGTGGCTGGGCCACTAGAAACGATTTGCTCTGTTCGGATGGACGGACCATTCGAAAAGATGCATTCAAGCACTGCGATGGTAAAACTGTTCCGTTGGTTTGGAACCACAACCATTCCGATCCGGATAATGTTCTTGGACATGCGCTGCTGGAGAACCGAAACGAAGGCGTTTACGCCTACTGTTCTTTCAACAACACTGAAAACGCAAAAAATATCAAAGAGGCCGTTCGTCATGGCGACGTTCGGTCTCTTTCTATTTTTGCCAATCAGCTGAAGCAGGCCGGCAGCGATGTGATTCACGGCGCTATTCGTGAAGTGAGTCTGGTTCTGGCTGGGGCAAATCCCGGCGCATTTATCGATTCCGTCATGGCTCATGGCGATGGCGTTGAAACCGGCATCATTCTTGGATACGACGAGAACATTATGCTCTATCATTCGGAAGATGCTGCGGACACTTCTGATAAGAAGGAAGAGTCCGACAAGAGCGAGGAAAAAGAGGAAACCATCGCAGACGTATTCGACACGTTTTCTGAAAAACAGAAAACCGTTGTTTACGCGATGATTGCGAAGGCCGTTGAAGACGCAGACAACGAAGAAGATTCGAAAGACGATTCTGAAGGAGGAAACGACACTATGAAACACAATGTATTTGAGCCCGAGGTCAATGAAGATACCAATGTTCTGAGCCACTCCGATCAGGCAAGCATCATTGCCCTTGCAAAATCCAGTAGCGTTGGTACGCTCAAAGATGCTATCGGCATTTATCTCGAAAACAATAAGGATACACTGGCCCATGGTATCGAAAGCATCGAGACTCTGTTCCCGGAGTATAAGGATGTGCGACCGGGCGCTCCGGAGCTGCTGACCGCTGATCAGGGGTGGATCGGCAAAGTCTTGGCCAAAGTGCACAAGAGCCCGATTTCCCGTATCCGTACTCGTCAGGCCGATATTCGTAATATTGAGGCTCTTCGCGCTCAGGGCTATAAGAAAGGTTCCGAGAAGAAATACGTCGGTAATTTCAGCCTGATTCACAGAACGACCGACCCTCAGACGGTTTATGTGAAGTCCAAAATCGATCGTGATGACATCATCGATATTCAGGACTTTGATGTTGTTCAGTATCTGTACGGCATTGACCGTATGAATCTGAACGAAGAGCTGGCTACAGCTATTGTGCTTGGCGACGGTCGCGAAGACGGCGACGAGGGGAAAATCGCCCAGGACAAGATTCGTCCCATTTGGCTTGATGACGAACTCTACACAATTCACGCAGATGTTGATATCGCTGGAATGAAAACATCTCTTCAGGGAACCAACACTGGTGCCAATTTCGGCGATAACTATGTGTATGCCGAAGCGGTTATCCAGTCGCTGCTGTATGCTCGTGAAAAGTATAAAGGCTCCGGTACTCCCGACTTCTACTGCACCCCGCATCTTCTGAATGTCATGCTCCTGGCACGTGATTTGAACGGCCGGCGCATCTATGACAATGTCAATGAACTGCGTGCGGCTCTGAACGTCGGTGAGATCATCACCGCCGAGCAGTTTGAAGGCAAAGTGCGTACTACCAAAGATCAGAAAAAGAAGAAACTGCTTGGCCTGATGTACAACATGGCTGACTATTCTCTCGGTTCGACCAAGGGCGGCGAAATCACCCATTTCACTGATTTCGATATCGACTTCAACCAGCAGAAGAGCTTGCTGGAGACTCGCTGCTCCGGTGCAAACACTCGCGTGATGTCGGCCATTGCTCTGGAAGAGGATGTAACTGATACGGGCGTCGGCGGTTAATCAGTTACAACAGGGAGAAATCAAAATGGCTAAGTTTTACGGAAAAGTCGGTTATGTTGAGACGGTTGAAACACGGCCCGGCGTCTTTACTCAGTCCGTAACGGAGCGTACGTATTGCGGCGATCTTGTTCGAAATAGCCGCAAGTGGCAAACGAGCGGTAATGTCAATGACGATGTGAACGTGAACAACGAAATCAGCATTGTGGCCGATCCGTTCGCTTATGATCATTTCGCTTTCATCCGGTATGTTGAGTACATGGGAGTTCTCTGGAACGTAACAGCCGTCGAATTTCAAAGACCTAGACTTATTTTAAGCGTGGGAGGAGTATACAATGGCCAGCAGCCTTGACTTGCAGCGAGAGTTTCAAGCTTTATGCAAGAACGTGTATTTTCAACCTCCCGAATCGGTGAAACTTTCGTATCCCTGCATCATTTATAAGCGGTCCGCAGGCGATACGAGGTTTGCTGACAACAAAAAATATTCCTATACGGCGGGTTATGATGTAGTGGTTGTTGAGACGGACCCCGATCGGAAGCTGGCGACAGATGTGTATATACACTTCGTCTACTGCCGAGAGGGGTCTCCTTATGTCTCAAACAACCTTTATCATAGTCCGTTTATTATCTATTTCTAAGGAGGAATAACTACATGGCAAAACTTATTTGGGACGAAATCGGAAAACGCCTTTATGAGACTGGCGTTGACCATGGTGTTCTTTATCGATACAAAAAGCCAAATGCGACTACTGAAGATAAACCATATTCCGGCGGTGTTCCGTGGAATGGCCTGACGGCTGTGACTGAGAGCCCATCCGGGGCAGAAGCGTCTCCGCTGTATGCCGATAATATCAAATATCTGAACCTGATGAGTGCAGAAGAGTTCGGCGCAACCATCGAGGCTTATATATATCCTGACGAATTCGCCGTCTGCGACGGCTCTGCGGAAATTGCTCCCGGCGTGATGATTGGTCAGCAGAAACGCGAAGTATTCGGCATGAGTTATCGTACCAAGATTGGTAACGACACCGAAGGTGCAGACCATGGCTATAAGCTGCATTTGATTTATGGCTGTCTGGCAGCTCCCTCCGAAAAAGGGTACAACACAATCAATGACAGCCCCGATGCTATCACTTTCTCGTGGGAAGTCAGTACAACCCCGGTCAACGTAGAGGGCTTCGCACCTACTGCATCCTTGACCATTGATTCGACAAAGGTTGCCCCTGAAAAGATGGCAGCATTGGAGGCCGTCTTGTATGGTGGCAATACGGAAGAAGCGCGACTGCCGCTTCCTGACGAGGTCGTTACTCTGGTTGGCGCGGCGTAAACTTTCTAAACTAT